AACCAAGGGAGGATTATAAAGAAAGCTTGATCCGGTTATTCTATTCTTTGGAATTTGCAGCTGCATTATATTATCATCTTCAGAGTCATCACCACTAATTAATTTTTTTTGTGTGATAAATATTGTTACAGCACACTTTTGTTGTATGGCTAAAGAGCCACCAGTGTCAGATTGTTGTACAACTTCTCTTTTTTCTTTCATTCTATTTGAGTTTTCTTGAGCTGTAATAATAACAACACAATTCATATCTCTAGCTAGCTTTTCTAGCTTAACCATCATCTCCTCAAACTCGCCCCACCTAGGCTTACCTTTACCACCCTTTGTAAACATAGACTGTATCGTATCTATGACTACAACATCAGGAGTCTTGGCATAGTCAATGATATCTCTCAACCACTTTTCAAGGTCCTCAAAGTATGGAGTCTCAGGGTCATGTCTAACAAGCAACCTATTTCCCCATTGGCTTAATTTATCTTTAAACTTACCAAGGTAATAGGTCTTCTGATCCTCAGACCAGTTCTCTGACTCTGCATAGACATTTTTGCCAATAATCTGAGTCATTAAGATTCTCTCCCAGTGACCAACAGCCTCTTCAAAGTTTACATACAAAGCCGTATATCCACACTCTACCCAGTTATTCACTAAGCACTTAGCGAACGTGCTCTTACCTTTGCCTGAGGCAGCTATGATTGCGTGTACAGCGCCCTTATAGAACCCACCGTCATCTGTGTACCCCATTGCTCTATTAAGAGCTTTAAACTGCGTTGGCAGAAAGCTGGGAATATTTAATAGATCTTCAGCCCTATTAGAGATGTCGTTTGCTGTTGTAAGTTTTTCCAAGGGATCATAGTTAACGCTATTTTCTAATTCTTTTATTTCTGATGTAAGTAAATTGATTCTTGCTGTATCTTTTTCAGATTTAACTCCCTTTTGAGATAGTATATGCTGAAGTTCTTGCAGGTAATCAAGCTGCTTTTTTTTGTTAGCTTTGTACTTTACTATCTGAATAACTGACTCAACAGTTGAAAGCTCAATGGATAAAAGTAAGTCCATCATAATTGAAACGCCAGCGTTTCCGCCAAGACCTTCTCTTATGTCTGTTTCTGATTCAAGCCAGTTTCTGAACCCTATTGGATCTACTATCGGAAGTTTTGTTGCGTTGTAGTACTCAAGTAGTGCGCAATAAAACTCATGTATTCCTTTTTGACCATGATTAATTCCAACAATATCTGCAGGCAATTCCTCATTAAATCTTACTATGGCGTCTTGTTCTCTAAGGCATAGGGCAAAGATTTGATACTCAATTGGTGTATCTAGATTTTCTTCAACTATTTCTGTTGTCATCTCTTCTCTTCTTTTTTATTTCCCTATACATTTTCTTTCGTTCTTCTGATCTTTTCTTTTTAAAAGCTTTGTAATAGTCTGTATCGTACAAACTATTTTTTACTTTTTCCTGTTTGATGTAAGGAGAATCTTTTATAGCACTTAGCATGCGGTCAAAAACTGCATCTTCTGTTAGTCTATCATTATACCTAAATACAACTAGCGCAATCCCATTTTGCTTACACAAATCTATCTTTTTTTGATCTCTGTTTTGGGCGTCAATGAAATCATATTTTGATTCATAAAATCTAGACGTATAGTAAAAGTGCTGACGACCATGGTATTCAGCAGCTAGCTTATAGCTTGGACAATATACATCTAGCCTAAGCTTATCATCTAAATAAAATTCATTAACTATGTCTTCACCTGGTAACAGTTTCTTCATTATCAATGTCAATGCAGTTTGTCCTCTTGACATTTTTTTTCTAGAATTTTTCAACCAAGAAAGACCAAGCTGATTTATTTTTTGGTTAACCTTTGATACTGGCCATCCAACTTCTTTTGCTATATCAGAAACACTTATGCTTGTCTCAAACAAAAGGTCTATCATTAATTCAGTATTATCTACTTCTTCTTCCCAATTATCTTTTCTCATAGTTTTTTCTAAACGGCTTTTTTTCAAAGTCTTTTCTATTAGAATTTCTATCTTGGTTATACAAAAACTTAGCAGAGCTGACAACCTTTCCAAAGTCTATGATAGACATATTCATCTCAGACCATATCTTAGGGGCTATCGCAGTTCCCAGCATAGGGCAGTCTAAAATGCAGTTATCTACACCGTCATCAAATTCGCAAACTTGCGCAACTATAGAGTCTAGTTTGTCGTAATAATTATTGTAAGGAACTGTAATTACATATTGGTGTTGACCAAACATTTTTTGAACTGTTTTTTGATCATGAAAAGTAAGAATAACATTCTTAGAATTTTTAATATAATGATTTAAAAAAATGTCAACAACGTCTTTCTTTGTATTGAAGAAATACTCAAACATTCCCGCATCATAATATGTTCCATCTGGAGTTATGCCCAAAGATGAGAGTTTTCCATTCTCTATATCCTGAGAAAACTCACTAGGAACAGCCTTTAAAAAGTTATCATCCTGAATAGATACACACTTGCTTAGAGATTTCATAAAGTATTTTGGTGGCTTTTTTTCGGAACTATTGTTCAGAACATTAATAGCCGATCTAGAAATGTTTACATACGCAAACTTTTTCTTACTCTCAATTTTCTCTGTCAAGCTTATTATTGACTTTACTGGATCTAAAATTTTTATTGAATCTTTCATTTTACTTACCGAAGTTTCCCCAATTAATTAGTACAGGATCTGAATCTACTATAGAATTTATATGATTAATATTATGGAACTTTCCTCCATCTAGCTTTGAATATCTTTCAAACTTTGATTGTTTGTCGTCGTCATTAATATAACCCAGATGCTGCATTACGAGACCTGAGTGTACCCAATAATTTCTATTTTTTATCCATTGCTGAACGTAGGTTGGCTCTGAACCGCACGCAAGTGCTCTATTTAAAAAGGCACCGTCTTCTTTAAACCTAAAGATTCTTGAAGAGTTATTTGGAGCCCATAGCTTATCTACTCTGTATTGAGATTCGTTCCACATGTGATAGAAACGAACGTTTACAACATCATATTCTGACTTAGATAGAACTTTATCTATATTAAGATCGTCAACATGAAATAACTTTTCATCACAATCTATAGCTATAACCCAATCTCCAGGCTTTGCGTACTTAGATAGATTGCCCCAAGCGTTTGCTCTGAGCTGTCCTTCATGTGTGGCAAAAAGTGGCTCTGGAGTTGAAAACACCTCTGCATATTTTGATGCTAACTCTGGCGTATTATCCGTTGAGCAGTCATCAGTAAAAATTATTTTATCTACCTGAGAAGAAAGTCTAGAAAGAACATCTTCTAAAAATCTATTGGATTCGTTTCTTCCAACCATTTGTGCATATATCATATTTTTGTCCTTAATAGCTACGGGGAGGGCTGCGTGGTGCAACCCTCCCCGTCAAACACTATAAATATAATCAGGCTTCGATCTGCTCGCGTGCCTCTACAGCAGAAATGCGCTCAATCTCCACATCGTGGAACATGACCTCTCCTGTTACTCCACGACGACCAAGAGCAAGCTTCTGGGCGTCATTCTTGTTATTTGCCTTAACAAGAGTAGTTGTAGTGACAGTAAAGTATTTGAACTTATTATCTGACATTTGTTTTTCCTTTTTGTTATTTAGTTGGATAATGTACTGCAATATATTCTATCGCATCCTGCAGGTTATCTGCAAGCTTTGTGGCCATATATTTCATATATGGACGATCTTTATTTTGACTAGAGCACATAACCACACATGGCTGGCCGTGGATTTTCGCCCATGCCATTTCAAAATCTGTGCCTATGTAAGCTCTATCTTCTAGCATATATTCTACCAGCAATAAATCAGATTTCTTCTGCATAAACAGATTTTTTTGTGCAATTTCTTCTGGCTGCATTGAATAATCTTCTGGTATAGAAGTTGGATCAAGAACTTTATACCCTCTCTGGGTTAAAAGAAATGTTGCTTCTTTACGCCAACCTGTGGCGTACTCTCCAACATAATCCATAGCACCTGCTAGGTAAACAGTGATACTCATACTGGCCAATGATACTCTAAATCAGCTGGTTCGTCAAAGTATTGAGAATAATACTCATAATCTTTTCTAAGTAGATTAGATCTGTGTGATTTATGAAACTCCTCTTGACCAAACCATTCAGGGTATTTTAGCGCAGAGTGGTCTACGTGCTCAAACTTCATCGTATTATTATATCCTCTGTCTATCCATTCAAGGATAGTAAAATTTTGATAAAGCTTTAACGCTTCTTCGTACCCAGTCCACATACGAGTAACTGGATGGTTACGCCAACCTTTCGTAGGCGTTCTGTCAAGTAATATATTAAGAACTTGAAATGTCTCAACACGTTGTTTTCCTAATCTTTTATAGTCTAATATCTTAACTGATTGAATAAAGTCTGGATATGGTAAAAATGTTTGCACTACTTATCTTTCTTGAATTCAGTGAACGTTTTATCTCCAACACCATAATACTCCCTAGCTAGCCCAGATGCAACTATATCTGTATTTAAACATGCACCAGCTTCATTCCATACACGAGCTAGAACTCTTCCATACTTTTCATTCTTATCAATAATAGTTTCTATTTTAACCTTGTAATTAGCTGCGGTCAACCATTGGTCAGTAAATTCT